CTGTTTTGGTCTTTCAATATATGACCCTAACGCATTTGGTGATAAAAGTGCAGCTTATGATACTGTACGTAAGAAACCTTCACGAGAGAAAATGTCATTATACAATCCTTTTAATGGACCGCCACCATCAGAGAAATTATTCCAAGTTGTGCCAACAGATTTCCAATCTTCTTCAAAATATGGTATATAATATTCAAACCCAGTAGGTGAAGCGCCATATAATCCGTAATATGGTTTAAGATAATCAGCAACTGATCTAGCTCCCTGGAGTCCTACTGCAGTTTGTCCTTCACCAAAAAGCTTACCTGATAATTTGTCTGCGCCTTTACCTAAACCTTCAGCTACTCCCCCTACAGTTTCTCCAACAACATTATCACCAATTATGCTTTGTAATTCAGACCCGATTAACCTGCCTATTTTTTGAGCGCTTATACCTGCAAGTAAAAATCGTATATTTTGCAAGAGTGAATTAAAATTAACCCTATATTCTGACATTCTTACATATGGTACTTCATGTCTACCATGTCCTGGTGTATGTGTCCATTCAAAATCATGTACAACATCTATTGCATTGATTTGATCTGTTCTAGGATTATTAAATTTGAATTTGTATAGAGGTGATATATCAGGAGCTCGATTTCCTTGAGAGAGGAAGTTATTTAATTCGCCCCTTTCTTGATCATTACCTACTGCACTACCAAAGACGGTATCTCTCTTACCATATCCATCTTGATCAAATTTAAATAAATGATGTCCTCTCATTTAAAATATTTATTCTTAATTTGGGTTTGTAGATCTATCAACAGGACTACCTGGTGTTGTATTTTCTCCTGGTATACCGGGTATTAATGCTGGTGCACCAGCGGCTGCAGGTCTGTTCATTATTGTGGTTACATTAGTATCTAAATTATTTAAAGATGTTGATATTCTTGTGGTTAAAATCCTATTTGTTTCTTCTATTTCAGAAATAATACCTTGTACGTCAATATCTAATGTTATGTTATCAACTTCAATATCTCGAGTCAGATTAATATTTGCAAATCCTTGTTTGATTTGTTTTAAAAATTTACCATTAACAAAATATTCTGATAACTTTTCGTTAAACTCATTATTCCTTTCACCTATAGTGTAAACTTCATAATCAGTTTCATCTAACTTAGACTGTAACGATTTTGAATATTTTGCAAGTATAACTGGTATAGGTGATTCTCTAAGCATTGATACAAGTTTTGTGACACCCTTATCAATTAAGTTACCTACAAAATCCATTAAGAAGTTAACGGGAGATAACATAAATTTACCTATCCTACCAAGTTTACTTCCAAATGTTTTCTTCTCAATATTTTCTTTCAAGTAAGCTTTTGTATTATTAGCAGCTTTATCAAAAGAATCATCAACAGCTGCAGCTATATCATTTAAGGGACCGGTAGATGCTCCAACTATTAATTTATCTATCCTACCAAGTTCACTTCCAAATGTTTTCCTCTCAACATTTTCTTTCAAGTAAGCTTTTGTATTATCAGCAGCTTTATTAAAAGAATCACCAACAGCTGCAACTATATCATTTAAGGGACCGGGAGATGCTCCAACTATTAATTTCTTAAGCTTACCAGGTAAACCTACAGTATATTCTTTAATTAAGCTTTTAGCTGCGACAAAACCGTCAGCAATATAATCTATAATTGTATCTATACCGGATTTTACATAATCGTAAAGTTGACCTGGCATGTCTAGAAAAACATAGCTAATTGCATCTACAGTAGTATTATATGCAGTGGCTAATTGTTTACCTATCCATTTTATAGGTTTAATAATCAAATAATCTACGATACTCATCAATCCATTACCTATAGACTCTAAGGCGTTAGTATCATCTAAAAGTTTTTCTTCAGGTGGTTTTAATCCAAAAAAGTCTGCTACTGGTTTGAAAAGCGGTATAGATTCAGCCATTGTATAAAGAGCATCTCCAATACTTCCACCATTAGCTAATACTTTTATACCTCTATACAAAGATATAGCCCAACCTAACGGTGTTGTTATTAATAAACCTTTAACAGCTTCAATACCAAGACCTTTAAAGAACCCACCAAAGTTAATACTCTCTTGCATCTTTGCTCTACCCTCCATACCTCCATACTTGAGATCTAGAATAGCATTTAATACATTTAAACCAAAACTGATTCCTTCAGCAATAGGTGCACCCACACCAGTTAAGCTTAATAAACCTACGAGACCAGCAACAGTATCGATAAGACCACCAATAATATCACCCTTTTTAAATCGTACATAAGCAAAACCAAAATCAACCAACGAACCAATAACAGGGATAGCTCTTAACGCAATTCCAGCTGCACCTCCAAAAACTCTAGCTGCCCATTTAGCTAAATCTGCTCCAAAACCGATTTTTTTAAGAAAAATTCTTGTAGCTTTAATAGGTGAATCGATAAATGATCCAATACCTTTAACTACATCATCTAAATACTTTCCAATAGACTCAGGTAGAAATTTTGCTATACCTGAGATTAAATTTAAAAACCCTTTTCCTATAGTAGCAGCCAATTTCAATGGGCTTAATAATAATTTTTTACCAAGTATTTTTAATGCACCAGCAAAAGATGTATCTTGTGTTAAACCAACAAATAGCGCTACTAAACCTAATGCAACTTTAAGCAATTCATCTAAAATACTAAAGTCTTTTGATTTTCTGTCTAGAGTTACTGGTTTAGGTTTGCCGAATTCTTTTAATCCTTTTAATAAAGACGGAAAACCTTCACGTAAAATATCTTCAATATCCTCTACGTTTTGTCGCCAAGGAGCGCGATATTGTGCTCTAGTAGCATTTTGAGCATTACCCATAGGGTTTACTTTAGCTACCAGTTCGCTTAAGCCTTGAGTTTGTGAAACATTGCCAGCTGGGTTTGCAGCGGTTACATTAGAAAGAGGAGATACAGTTTCTCTTACTGATTTTACAGTATCTTTAGAAGTCTCAATAAAATTTTTGAACATCTCACGAAGACTAATGTTAGTCTCTTTCATAGATTCGAGATGCTCGAGATATTGGTCTTTTAAATCTTTATCCACTCATTAATATTTAGGAAATTATATTAATTTAGATAGTAGTAAACAGGCTTACATCAACTGTTAATGGATGTTGCTTGTTATCGTCGTCAACATAATATAACACAGATTCTCTATAGTTCCTTATTGATTTAATAAAGTCATTGATCTGTGTAATAACGGTTGCAGGGAGTTTTTCTAATAATTTTAACTCATGTGTTAATGTTTCAACATTGTCAAATTTTAAAACAGTGCTTGTTTTTTTATCTTTAATTATCTCTAAAAAATCGATATATTTGCTCAATTCAACAAAGTATGTTTGACTTAATATCTTTTCTATATTATCTTTAACACTTTTTTTACCTTTTTGAATCAATGGTGTTATCTGATTTTGAAAATAAGCGTTAATACGTGAATCATTTCTCAAATCAGGTATTTTTAATTTTATTTTTATCTCGCCAGATTTAAATTTAACTTTTTTCTCACAAGATACAGTTGACTTAGAAATTTTATTTTTAGAAATAACTTTGGGTACATGTGCAATAGATACTTCTTGTGTACCATCTTCATCTTGATTAGGGACTTCTAAGGTTGAATTGTTATCTACCCTTAATTGTACAATTATAGCATCTCTATCAACAATAGTAAGTTTGTGAATTAATTCTTCTGCATTATCTCCTACGTAATTATCAATAAGTAGCTTGTTAAGTGCATTAACTGTCTCTAAGCTTGTCATCACATTGGTCTCATCTTTAGATGCTTTAACTTGTATTTCGATTAACTCTTTCATTTGTGTAACACTAATCGGTTTAAATTGATAATGCTTATCAACTGTTGGAGCATAAGCTTTGACGCTGTTTTCTACGTAAAACTCTTCGATATCTTTTAAAACGTCTGTATAGGGAGCGCTCATATATGTTATTTATATAATACTTTAAATTATGCAATTTTCAATGTGGCATGTTGTTAGGGGGAGGTACATTAAATTGATCTGATTGTTCCTGTTTCTCCCGCTCTTCCTTTTCTTTTTCTAAATCTTCAGCTATTACATTAAAGTATACTTGTATTTCAGCTGGAGTCATGTTTGATAAATGGTCGTATGAAAAATTAAATTTTTTAATTAATGTATACTCAATACTATATACATCTCTAAGATTAAAATTAAAAAATAATTTTATTGTTTCATATAAACTATTGTTTATTAAGCTCAAATAAATTGTTTTATCAAAAGGTAGATCAACATCAGATTTGATATCAATAATTGGTTTGTTAGAAACTTTTTCCTCTTGCTTTTGAATGAAATTGAACACATAAGGTACAATCTCACCGGGTAATTTATTTAAAATGTTTCCTTTTTCTTCAAAATTATATTGAGTCATGTCAATGTCTTTATTTCCAAATTTAATGTTTTGTACACTATTAATTACTATGTCATATATATCTTTTGTATCGTAAAAATGTTTCGGTAATGCTACAGTTATTGTAGTTTTATCAATTACAAGCTCTTTTGATACTTCGATGTTTGTATCTTCTAAAAATTTTAACACATCATATAGATTGACATTATGTTTAAAGAATTCATTATCATCTAACTTAATATTCATTTCCAACGTCTGTCCTACGTTGTTATATCGAATAGCTGACATTATATAAAATTTGTCTAAAACTGTTAGATCCTTAATCTCAATTGAACAAACACACAGGCTAGTTATTATATCGTCTACAATATTATTAAAAGAATTTATATCTTCAGTAAGTAGCGTTTTTAATAATTTTTTATTATGATTGCATGTAAACTCCTTAAAATACACATCTCTAGATTGAGATAAAATGTATATTGGATATACGTAGTCAATCATTATGATTAATTATGAATATTAATCTAGTTTACAATCCTAAGAAACTTAGTATATCAAAACCACCACCAAATAAACCTTGGCCAGGGCGAGTACCGGTTCTTGAACCTACATATGTGTTACGTTCATTAGCAATATAAGCTGCTTGATTTTCTAATGGATTTAATTCACTTACCGGGTTGACTTGTACACCTTCGATTGAACTAAATTGTTGATAAAAATTTTGTTGTGCGCCTTGAACATTGCTATTAAAATTAACTGACTGTTGTTGTTTTCTAGCTTTTTCGTGATGCTCATCCCAGAACTTTTTATTCATATCAAGTTCTTCATCATGATATGCTTGCATACTTTCAGAAAATTCTTTAGGACTTTGAACGTGATATCTTTTAAATGTCCATTCTGTGTCTCTTCTATCAATACTACCTTCAGAAGAATAACCGTATCGTTCAGATGCAGTGTTTATAGGAGTACATCCATTAAACATATAAATTTTTCTAGGAACAAATCCTCTTGAATTAACAACATTTAATTCATCTGACGTTGCACCGTTAGCACGAGCAGCAGTATATGGTATATATTTTAAATTAGAACCACCTTTTGCAAAATTTACTAACATCATGTCTACTGACACTCTCATTGCATTAGTTCTTTTAACATAACCTAGATGTGAACTTAATACAATCCACGGTCTAATTAAAAAGTCAACAAAGCTCATATTTGTTTCAAGAAATTCAATATTTAAAGATGCAAATTGCTGTCTTTGTTGTAGTATAGGTGCTTTTAAAAATCCTCTGTTAGTAGGACCAACCTTCTCAATTGCATTTTGCTCTTGAGGTATACTTACTGTTTGAGCAAATGCACAACCAATATGTCTCATATACTGTTCTGTATTTAAATATTCATGAGCTCTATTTATACCACCTCTAGTAAGGTCAGTAGTTAAAGCTTCACCAAATTTATCATACATGTGGTCAGTTACTATACGTGGTATTGTAAAAAAGACCATCCACAATTGATTTAATGGTAAGCTAAATTCCCATTGGTCTAGAGCATTTAAAAAATGGCTTCGAACAGCTATCGGATTACCAGAGTTACTTGTTATGTTGTTAACTACTACGTTACCTTCTCCAATAAATTGATTGGCAACATCATAAAACCCAGCAACTTCTCTATTTACATAAGGTAACCCTGTTGTAGGGTCAATTCCACTGAACATACGATTTTTATCAGATTGGTAAGCTTTTTTAGCTCCGGATACAACAGATTTTGCAATATTACTTCCAAAGTTTGATATACCTCGACCTATTGCTTTAAAGTTGATATTACCGTTTACTTTTTCAGACATGTATCTATAAAATATTTATCCGACAACCGTTAGATTGCCGGATAAATCGATGGTTATTGTATAGCTTAATTTTATTACATTACAATACCGCGGGTCCAGAACTGGAACGCTAATGTTACAGGTAATTCAACTACTGTACCAGCATCTGTTGTATTGAATGTCATCTCTCCAACTTGCTGACAGTAAACACCGTGTAACACGTATTGTCTAATTGTATTGAAACCAGAATCGAGCAGATCTAATGTTAAGCGCGATGAAGCGAACATTCTATAAGCACCACTACTAGTTAAATCATCAAACGTGGAACGTTGCCAGTTTTCAAAAATACGTCTGATTGTTTGTTCTTGATCAGATCTGAATGTTACTGTATAACCGGCTGAGTTAGGATATTGCGCAGCACCAGGTACATTGAACTGAAGTCCCATATACGGTACAGTCACGTTGTTAATGGCACGAGCAGGGAGGTTGGCGGTAGTAACATAAACCAGGTCGTCTTGTGTAACGATTGGTGCGCCTCGATCCCGAATTTCAGTCACTCTGAATTGAAATTGACGTGTAAAATCACGTTGCTGAGCAACCTGATAAAAGTCCATTAATCTTTGATTTTGTACTGGCATAATCTGTAATTATTTATGGTTAACTAATGATTTCGTTAAAGTCCTGACCGGTTCTTGTAGCAAAGAAGTTAACCAAAATTATCTCCGCTGTTCGTACTGGTTTGATGTAGATATCAACAACAAGTTCATTAGCATCAATCACTGCTGGGCCATTGTTTCGACCGTCACAAATGATCAAATAATCAAATATGCCCTGTTGATTTCTAATATTATCAAATACAGGAGTTAAGTTATTCAAGACTGATGTTCTTGTCAACAATGTGTTAGGCTCGAACACGTAATACTTCATTGTGTTACGTACAAGCTTCTCAAGGTACAAGAACAATCTACGTACATTGATTCTATCAAACGCGCTCGGTTTTCTGAACATTGTCTTCTGACCGAATATTACAAATCCTTCACCTGGGAAATTTGTAACTGGATTAACGTTGATCTTATACAACTGATCTCTGTGTTTCTGAGACGGTATTACAGCTAAGTCAGTTAAACCGCCAAATCTACCTCTTGTGAAACCAGCTGGTGCATTCCATGGACCGAATATTGCGTCAACATTCGACATTGTAGCTGCAGCCGTGCCAGAGAACGGACACCAATGTAATCTATCGGATGCTCCGTCGTACATTCTGCCCCAGTTACCAAAAGTAGCCATATAACTTGAGTTATATTTGCTAAACTGGTGACGTAATGGCCAATATACGAACTGTGTGAACGTTCTAGTCTTATCAAAGTCTAATACTTTACCGTTTTCACCTTGAACCATGATTGGTCTCAATGGATCAGCGATAAACAAGTGATCTTTTCTATTAAACTCTGCAAAGTTTACAAACTCATCTGCAACCGATCTATAATTTTGAATCAAGTCATATGCTCTATCATCTGTACCGTTTGCTGTAACAGTACCTTCTTTGATCTGATATATACCAGTTGCTGTACCGTTACCGTCTGAGTCATTTGTACCAATCTTAATTAAAGCTTGATCGTCAAATAAGTCTCTTTGAGCTGGATCATTACTTAACGAGTCTTGATTGTATTTAGCGCCTGCATATACAGAACCTAAACCAGCTTCAACACTAAGATCAACACTTACTAAGTCTAAGTTTTCAATAGTTCTAAAGATTCTATTCAACTTAGTTGGTACATTACCAATCTCTTTAGTACGTGGATCTTGTTGTACATAATCACCCAACGGTACTAACGAATCAGCTGTGTCAAATCCGTTACTAGTTAAACTTGTTAACAACGTTGTTGGAAGATTACCATAACTACCACTCAAACCTCTTGTGTGTGAGTCTCTAATAGCTCTCTTGGTTAAGATTCTCGAGAACTTAGTTGGTAATACTCCGTTAGCATTAATCCATGTACCGTTATCAAACGACATATGTGGATTAACAAGTACTTCTAATCTACCAGAACCATCCTCAACATCTCCTAAGAAGAATGTTGTTGGATTTCCTCCACCCGGGCTCTGTAATCTTCTGTAACCGTCAAGTGATCCGATATAACCTTCAGATAAACCAACGTCTAACTTCAACGTATCTGTACTAAACACTGAGGCGCGAAGTCTAAACAATCCTAACACTAAAGTATCGTTAAAGT